ATTCGTCATGGAAGATTTATTGAGAAAAGGAAAATAGCGTGGTTGGGGGAGCGTTACGGAGTTCCTATAGATACCGTAAGAGATTGGTTGTACCGGGGTCGTAGAGCCGAAGAAGCAGAAACCCCCGAGGTTAGCGTTTAGCCACAGGCTCTGGCCAAGGCTCGTCCTCTTCTCTCTTCTTCTTTACGCGCATTTCTTCGCGTAGGAAGGAGAGGTCTTTATCTGTCAGGTTCTCTCGCTTCCACGCATCAAAAATAATCCGCAGTTGTCCGCTAATCGTGCGTCCCTCAACGTGGGAGATCACAACTATCTCTTCGTAGATGTCTGTCGGTACTAAGACCGATTTCCATTTTTTAGTGTCCATTAATAATCTCCTCCATATGTGGGATTGTATAAGATTTTATCATTTAATTCAATTCTTTAGCATCGCCCCAAGTAGGGCCAAGCTCTATGTCGCATTTGTTGGGAACGGACAGCGGCACGGCTGCTTCCATGATTTCTGCCAGCTCCCGGGCCTCGGCTTCATTGGCCACAGAGAACGCCAGCTCATCGTGTACTTGCAGCAAAGGTATCTTGCCTGCCTCGCACACGTTAACCATCGCCTGCTTTGTCATGTCTGCCGCGCTTGCTTGGATTAGCCTGTTCAACGCTTTATAGGTAAACGCTCTCTTGAGCTTGGTCGTAGGTCCGTAGGCCGCGACTGCCTCGTCGTAGGGCATAGCCTTTGTCATTTCAAAGGTGTCCGGTTCAAACAGCTCAAAGCGGCACTTACGGCCCCGTATGGAGCGGATGCAACCCCCGGATCGTGGATCGTCTAAGTAACGCTGTACGCCTTGGGTCAATTGCTTAACAAAGGGTACTTTCTGATGGTACTGCTGGGTCAGGGACTTGGCCTCATCAAGAGAGATATCCAGTTGCTGGCTCAACTTCTGAACCCCCATTCCGTACATGAGCGCAAGGTTTATTACCTTGGCTGTCTTACGGGGCAGGCCAGAAAGGTCAGCCACAAGAGAATGAAAATCCGCGTCTGGGTTCTCGTTATACTCTTTAATAAACTCTTCTACGCCGCCCATTTGTACCTTGCGATAGTTGCCAAAGGCTTGCGCGTAATGGGTTAGGATGCGCGGTTCCTGTTGAGAGTAGTCTATGGCTGCGAAAATCTCGCCTTCTTCGGGGAGAAACAACCGTCTCATCATCGGGCCTAGCTCTGGATCGCGGGCCGGGATAGTTTGTAGGGCTGGGTTGCTCATGCTCAAGCGGCCGCTTACGGTTCCCCCGGAGTCAGAACGCACTTGGTTTATGTGCCCGTGTACCCGGCTGTCCTTACCAACATACTTTAAGATGCTGTCTATAAACGTGCCTTGAATCTTGTTCAGGTTTCTCGCTTCGACTATGCGTTTAGGTAGCTCATGCGGATGCTCGGACAAGAACAACTTAGTAAAGCTAGGGGAACCTTTTGCTGTCTTCGGGTAGTCCAGCCCGGCCTTATCAAAAGCCTTGGCTACAGACGCCGCCGCCCAAATCTCTACGTTAACGCCAGCCAACTGTTTTATCCGGGCCATTGTCTCTTTCTCGCGCCGCATCAATACTTGCTTTGAACGCTCGGCTTGGTCTACGTCTACGCGCATCCCCCGCTCAGTCATACTAACCAGATGGGGCAGCAGGCTTGTTTCCAGCTTCCAGATGTCCCACAGCTCTTGGTTGTTAAGCAGGGTTTTAAAATGATGCCACAGCTCCAGAGTCACCTCCGCATCGACAGACGCGTAAGGGCCAACATAGATACTTGGCAACTTCCACATTTCAGCTTTAGGGTCCACGCCAAACTCCCGGGCACTTTCCACCAGCAGCTTCTCTGACTTAGTTTTACCAAGGTATTCGTAGCACAGAGCGTTCAGAGAATAAGAGAAACGGTTCTCGTCTATCAAAGCAGCCGTCATCATGGTGTCGATGATCCTGCCTTTGACTTCAAAGCCCATCGCACGTATCCAGCCCAGATCGTACTGGGCGTTGTGCATGATCTTATCTGCCGGGCACTCAAAGACTTTCTTGAGATACTTATTTATCTGGCGTACATCCATGTTCCCGCCACCTAGATGGCCGATAGGAAAATACCCGCTCCACCCGGGAACAGCTATGGCGTATCCAACCACCTCACCGTTCTTGGTAGGCCAGCCCGGTCCTCTGTGTCGAAGGTCCGGGTCGCGTGTTTCCACATCTATGGCTATCTCGGGGGCGTCAAAGATTTCTGGAAAGGGATGCTCGGGCGGAAGCCAATCCGATTGTGGAGGGAACATCGCCATTTGTAGTTTATTGTTTGCCACAGGTTACGCCTTTAGAATGGTAAGTCGTCGGAGGAATCATCTGGCTTCAATACGTTGGCGCGGATGTTCGTAGTCGGGGCCAAAATCTTTGCTTTAACAGACAAGCTAAAGAACTTCTTGCCGCTCTTGGCTTCTTTAACCCATGCGTCAAGCCAGAACTCTTGTCCACCTATGTTAATGCTTCCGTTGTAATCAGAGTGGGTGTCCTTTTCCTTCTTTTCATTTTTAAAAAGTACGCCCCGGTCTGTGTTGTCATAATCTGGCATAAGTTATCCTTTCTTTGATGGGTCATTGCGTAGGGTTTTTTCCCACACTTTGTTAATAGGACCACCTAGCGCGGTGGCTCCGTGATTAAATTTAGTAATGGTCCCGCCGTTATTTAAAAAAACTTGTATGTCTTTTGCTAACTGGTCCCGCTCATAATCCTTTTGCGTTTTAGGCACAATTACTTCCGATGTGTTCAACCTTCCGTACCTCTCCATGTTGTTTCCCGTAAGACTGCTTTTAAAAAATCCCTGCACTCAGGGCAGTACCAACCTAGTCGTTTGTTTTCTGACACGTTAACCACCGCCGTGGCCTTATCAAACCCGCAGCTTTCGCAAGTGTTGAAATGCATAGGGTCCATATTTTCTTTGCTCATATATCGTAAGCCCGCGTAAAGTCTTCTGGTTCTATAAGAAAAAGGTTCTCCTTGGTGCGTGTTACGGCCACATAGAAAACCCGGTGCAGATCATCGGCATTGCCCTTTAACGCAGCAGTAGTTAAGTCTAGAAAGACCACCACCGATTGTGCCTCACCGCCTTTTGTCTGATGAATGGTAGAAAGCCGAATGCGTGGCTTACTGTTGAACTTCTCCCCCCGGCGTAAGAGCGCAGTAATGTAGGCTCTGTCAGCGGAAGGTAACTTATCTAGGGCTTCGTGCCAGATCATAGCGGCGGTGGCTAACAACCCGTGTTCTAGCTGAAGCTTAGTCAAAGAGAACAGGTCGTCGGCATCGCCCAGTATCTTCTTCTTGCCCCGTGCAATGCGGACATTGTTACCTGCCATGTAGCTATAGATAGCTTGAACCGTGAGCAGAGAGACTTGGTTTCCCGCCCGGAGTTGTTCCCAGCCGTTTATGGCCGTAGACATCTTTTCGCTAATGGACCGTGAGCCGTTCCTCTCAAACAGGTAACCCTGACTTTTTAAATCAGTAGCCAGTGGCGTCAGCATATAGTTTGCTTGAGCCATAATTAGCCACGTACCCTCGCTCATGTCTATCTCTTCGATAGAAGCTAGGCGCTGTACGGTCCCTTGCGCGGGTCTAGGGTTATAGACCTTGGGAAAGCGTCGGTGAATTCTTGAAACAATACGCTGGGCAACTTCGTGAACGGCCTTGGGTATACGGTAAGATTGTTCTAGTACCTCGGAGCCACCGGGAAGGTTTATAAACGTATCTACATCGGCGCCAGCCCACTTATAGATCGCCTGATCATCGTCGCCAGCCACGTACATCTTCTTGGACTTGGCGTCCAGTACGTGCGCGATGTCCCACTGAAGCGGTGACAAATCCTGTGCCTCATCTAAGAAGCAATAATCAAAAGAGGGGCAGATGCGATCCGCCTCCGCTGCGAAGAGAGCCAGCATATCGGTGTAGTCCAGCAGCCGGTTAACCTTCTTGTACTGTTGAAACGCCCGGTCGATGTAGTCAACCTCTACCCAAGGCATCTCTATATCGCTGTTGTTGTATTCTTCTTGCAAAGCAGTTTTCTTCAGCCGGGAAAGATTTATTAAACCCAGCACAGGGTGTTCGTGAGTTAGTGCAGGTCCGTCTTCTGGGTTAAAGCTATTGGTGACGTTTAACTCCACGCCAATCTTCCGAGACAGATCGTCGAAATGTTCCCGCTGCATTAGGTCTTGCTTCTGTACAGACAAGCTTCTGTAGGCAAAGCTGTGCAACGTTCTAAAGAAGGGAAGGTCTTGCTTTGGATCAAGCTTAAAACGTACAGCCGCTCTCTCCTTCGCTTCTGCTGCGGCCTTGCGAGTAAAGGCAAGAAAGGCAATACGGCTGGGGGGAACACCCTCACCGAGTGCCCCATCAACCATATCCAAAAGTGTCGTAGTCTTGCCTGTTCCCGGAGGTCCGAAGATTCTAAACATTAGAAGGGTGCTTCCTCTTCCTGACCCATGTCCGGCACGTTGACCGCAACAGTGGTTCCATCGAAAGCGGGAATACACCAGACCCTGATCGCCTTCCCTTTAATCTTCAAAGAGGTAGCATCGCCGTTTATATCTCGCAAACGCTGCGCTATACGGTGAGACTTGTACTCAAAGAAACGATTCTTCTTGAGGAAAGCTTCAAAGTCTTTAAGCCTAAAGTAGGTCTTCTGCTCTTCTTCCTCTGTCCAAGGTCGTCGTAACAGAATTTCTTCTCGGGCTTGAGCCTGCTGCATAGACGTACAGAACTCTTCCAGAAAGTCGTAGAATTGCCCTTCTATACTGGCATCTTGGGAAACCTCTACAATAGAACCGTCATGCTCTCCCATCTCCTGTAACAACTGATTGATCCTTGTCTCCCACATATCTTTCTTGACAGACCGAGGCATGAAATCTAGCTGCTCCACACAGGAACGCTGAAAGACGGCTTGGTTCATAAGAGCTTCTGTCTCTAGTTCCAAGGGCCGTGAGCCGACGTCTACGAACCAGACAGGCGGCGTACTGTTGTACTTCCTCAAATTGGCAATGATCACCCCGGAGATAGCGGCATCTATTCCGTACTTCCGGGTCTTACACAGCTCGGCGTTGCAATGGTTACAGATAGGTGTGTCCTTACACATATACGTGTAATCTTTCTTCAGAAGCTGCCTAGCCACGACATTGACCTCATCCAGCCCAAGGGGCGGGTCAAGGTATTGAGAATTGTACTTTAAGAATTCGCTTTCCCATGAGTCTGGGTAAGCTTTCCGCAGGTAGACCCCAAGGTTGAATAGACCGTTGTTGCGTCCACCTTCGGATATCTTTTCCCTTGCCAAGATTTGTAAGCACGGTGGCCCGTCCTTAACAGGGATGGTTGAATCTTCGTCTACGGTAATCCCGCCCACTTGCTCGGGAGTTTGCGCGTACTTCTTGTGCATCTCGAAGAATTCGTGAAGCGTGGCAGATTGCCCATCATCCTTAATGCCGTAACGTAAACCGTCATCAGCATCAAAGTAAGGCATATTAAGAAAGTTCCCAACGTCACCACGTTCTAAAAACAAACGCACCTGCTTGGGAAAGATTTCACACCCACCGTAGCCTAGAGAAGCTGCAATATGCTGAAGCGTCTCTTGCATAAGTTGGGCCGTAATCCACTCAGTTGTAAACAGGAAGCAATGGGCACCACCGCTTTTACTGCGACAGACAACAAGCGGCAACTTGGCCTTTCTTATTTTTGTAACCAGCTCTTTGTGGTCTAACGGGTACGTGTCGATGTCGATGCAACCCCACACACAGGAATTATCCTCATTGATCGGGATAATCCCCAGAGCATCTCCCTTTCCAGAGAGATGCCCTTCCCACAAAGCGGGAGTACGGGGTGCCTTGACGACGGCAGCTTGGCCTACATTCTTGCCACTCTGCGCTGTTCGCTTGACGCGATAAGTACCGTATGCTGCTTTTAAACCATCAAAGATTTCTGAGAAAACCTTTGAATCTTCCATAATTTAAAACGGTATGTCGCCTTCGTTGATGTCCGTTACTTCTGGTACTTCCTCGCCATCATGCTTAACCGTCACTTCACCAGATAAAATGGCAGCGGCAAAGGTTTTCGCTAGTTGGTAAAGATCAACTCTATTATCTTCGATTAAGGAAGAGTCTAAACTCACATTTACTTGTGACCAAATTTGACCTTTATTTTCCCTTTCAAACGTGTCGAGCTTGTAAACGTGACTATATCTTGCAGGGGTAAAAGGTCCATTCTTGCCTTCTGCTACGCGACTACCGACCATTGAGTTCCAAACCCTAGAAGGCTTCAACCCGGTTCTTTTCATGCTGTG